TAGCGTAACTTGGCTGGTTGTGCCGTCGCGCTTGGTCACGGTTACTTGGCTCCCGGTGCGCGCAAGGGCATCTTCCACCTGTACACACCACTCGTCGCCCTGTTTCTTCCAAGTGTTCATTTTGATTAACTCCTGTTTGTGCAAATCAACATACGCCTGATTTGTTTGCTTGTAAAGATACAAACAAATAAACAAACAGGAATATTCCACAATGATTACAATTGGCTACAAGAATAGTCGTCCCATTTCGGCCCTATTTGTTTAATCCACCTGATGGATGCTGGCCTTGAACCCGGCAGTGCGGGCGGCAGTACGGAAACGTTTCGCCGCTTTCGCATCTTTGGTTGAGAAAAAATGCTCGTACATGCCAGCGGGATTACCGATGAAGGCCATGCCGCCACCGTCATATCTGACGGCGGTGCGCTTGGCGCTCTGTGCAAGGCGCGGCGGTGGCACGTTGCTGTGCTTGGCAAAGCTGACGGGCACCAGAACTGTGTAGAGTTTAGCCATTGGTCGTCTCCATTTGTTTTCTGGCCTTGGCCAGCAGAGTGGGGTCCGCCTTGGTCTACATTGACCAATAGGCTTCGGATGACGGCGACATATAACCGGGCGTGTTGCTGGCTTCTTGATACTGTTCGCCTGACATCATGTTGGTGCGCGTCACCATTCTAACGACGCGGTTGCGGTAGTGATCAACATGGCACCATCCGTAGGGACCGGGTCCCATGCCACGGATGCTGCGCGGGTCATCGCTGATCGCTTTGTCGTTCCACTTGTTGCAGGTGTTGCGCGCTGCGCCAGCCGTTTTGTAAAGCTTGGCCGCGCAGGTGTGCGGGTGGCCGTGATACGGACCGACCTGCATCGTGCTGGTGATGTGATAGATGACGTACATTTTATTTCTCCTGTTTAAGTGAGCGTTTTCCGATGCATTCTTTTTTCGCCGCCATCAAAAGCAGACGAGCGTGAACAGCCCGCGTTTGCTTCGTGATGCTCAAAGTGTGCGGTCATATTTGTTCTTGCATGTTCGTGTGGTCGCACAATCCCATGGCATTCAACACAGCGCATTGCGCGTCCTTTTCGAACAAGGGCGTCCTCAATACCTATTTCGACCCACTGACCGAAAGATTTAATTTCTGCTGTCAGCGCCAGTGGTTTATGCATTAGAGGGCGCCCCAATATGCGACGTTGCATGACAGAGCAGTTGGCAGATACGGATTATTTCTCGATGCTACTGCAGAAGCTAAAGCGCCATTGCTGAAGTTCATAGCGGCTCTAACAATGGTTGATTTTGGATTGGTCTTTTTAACTGCGAGACGCTCCAGTGCCGCACAATTATTATCGGTGCCCTCCATAACCCATGCGCTGTTGAGCATGAAAATAATTCCAGCGGCGACCGATACTTTAAGCCAGTTGATCTTCATTTGGGTAACTCCTGTTTGTGAAAATCAACGTACGTTTGATTCATGGCGCTGTAAAGAAAAATAAACAAATAAACAGAGGCAATTTAAGACCGAATCGGCCCTATCAAGATGGCCCTTATTTGCAGCCAGTCCCAGCCTGCCGGTCCACCATGCCAGCAGCCAGCCACCGCCGCTGGGGGCAGGCTGGGCAGGCCACAGGTGGCCAGCAGGCGCGCAGCACTGCCAGCGTTGCACAGCCACAGCGTCGGCCCTTTGCGCGCGGCCACATATACTCTGCCGCCTGCCCTTGTGCGGCGCTCGGCCCAACCGATTTGCTCCGGCCTCATCACGACGTGCCAGCCCTTGACCTTTTTGAATTCAACCCAGCCTTCAATTCCTTTTCCGCAATAGTTGGAATCTGGAATGCCGCCGCTGGTCAGTGGGGATTCAATGCTCTGCCAGTGAAAACCTATAGTCAGTTTCTGTCGGAAGATCTTTCGTAGGCCACCGTCAATCATTTTTCGCTCATGATGCAAATACGCGCCATGCTTTGAACGCTGGCATGAATGTCAGGGTCGTCACTTGTGCTGTTTAGACCTTTGCTTCTGGCTCGCACTGTTTCGGGCAGGATTGCGCTGTCATAGATACATTCACATGCCCGCAATCGCCGCGCGCCACCCGCAAGGTCAAACGGTTTCAGCATGCAGTCGTTGATCCATTCCGTCTTCGCCTTGTGCGCAGCTTCCTTGTCTCGTGCGTCGTTGCGGATAACGTTGATGATAGCAATAATGGCAACGCCAATCACAAAAATGATGATCACGTGCTTGTTTGACAATATTTCTTCCTGCGGAGGTGTTCTTCTTCATGGCAAATTGCGCATAACACTTGCGCATTGAACAAACTGCTGTCAGCCGGATTGCCTATATGATGGAGCTGCAAGTCATTTTTACTTTCGCAGCGCTCACAGCGATACTTGCTGCGAACGAATGCTGCCTGCCTGACATAGTCACTGAACTCTCGTCTCATTCCGCCGCTTGCTGCCTGCTTTGAGCGTAGGCTCCACCGGTTTCAAGACCGTAAGTCTCTTCCTTCATGTCACCAAGATACCGAAAGGAATTGACCCACATCATGCGAAAGTCAAAACGTGCCATGTTGCCTTTGATGGCATAGATGGCTTTACCCGGACGCCCACGCTCAATGATCTGCTGGGCATTGATCTTCGAGAACTTGCCGTGATAGATTTTACAGAACAATTGGTCGGTGTCATCAACCATCGTCATCAACAGGCTGGTTGTGTCCGGACCTTGTATCACTCTGCCGCCGCGCCTTTCTACGTTGGTCGCTTCATTTTCATCGCGGACGTTAAGCTTGCGCAGAACGCCGATGATCATCACTTCACCGGGCATGTAGTTCTGTGCCTTGATGATCGGCGTAGGGCGTGTGATGATGTTGGCTGCTTCCAGTCCGTTCGGGTGCAGTTCACGAAGGCGATCGGAAATTGGCGTCAGGCTGTCTATCAATGTCTTGCCGCTCTCTAGCTTTTCAAGAAGAGATTTGGACAGCGGTGGCACACCGGGACTGCGACAGGTTATGATTTCCTCCACGCCTTTGGGGCCGATGCCTGCGATGTTGCTCAATGGACCTAGCAGCAGCTTCTTGCCGTCGCGCTCCAGCGGTTGCCACTTGCCAGTTGAAAGATCCTTGTCCACCGGAATGTAACTCACGCCTTCGTTGGCTAATTCCCTCAGCAATAGAATTTGCTTGGTAGGATCATCCTCGGCGTCCAAGGTTGCTGCGGCAAACTCCACTGGATGATGCGCCTTGAGGTAACAGCACCAATAGCTGACAAGCGCATAGCTGACGGCATGCGAATTGTGTGTCACAAGGCCATTGGCCAGCAAAAAATTATGATGTTTTGGCATTGCAATATCATAGGTCTTGCGTAAACCGACCTTGACTTTCTTCACAAGAATTTTGCTGCCTCTTTGTCTGCCCTTTTCCCAGCGCTTGACGCGGCCACGCGCATAATGCCTGCGCTTGTGGCAACCGACGCACAACCAGTCTAAATCTTTGGGCTTGTCAAAGCCGTCATTAAAATCATTGTGATGAACTTCCATTCGTGCTGTGGTAGCTCCACATTCTTGGCATGGTTTGCCGTGCATTCTTTTTTCGAATTGATCCTGATAATGGCGGACTCCGTTTGTCCAAGCCACATTATGTTTTCCTGTACGGTTTCCATCCCTGATGCGCCAACGTCTGCCTTTTGCATGCGCCTGACCACGTCCGCGCGTTGATACAGTTAAATGATAGGTGGATGGTTCTTTTTTTAGAGTTGTGAATAAATCACCGATACGTGCATCACCGATTCTTTTTTCTTCACCGTTGATCCAGAATATATGATCAGGCGTACAGGTAACGCTGGTGCGATCATCAAAGATATAACGCCAACAAATCTTTTCACCGGAGTACATGATTTTGGCAGCGTATTGCGGCCAGCCGCGTCCATCAGGGAAAAGACTTATAAGGGGTGGTTTTCTTTTGAGACTTTTAATGTATCGGCTTGGGTTCTGTTCATACAGTTTATAAAGTTGAGCAATTGTAGGATTTCTACCTACAGATTTATTGGCACTGTTGAGTGCAATACGTGTTGACCCCGCCAAACATTTATTGAAGCCCCAGCTCCCGAAGGCGCACAGGTCAAACCAGAACTTTTCAGCCACGTCCTTCTGGATGCCCTTGGCGATGGCGCTGGCTTTCCATCTGTCACCAAACTGATTGAAGTATTCCGTGCCCAATGACTTGCTCATGGCTTTGCGCAGTGCCGTAACGTCCTTCCAAGTCAGGTCGCCTATTTCACGACCGACCTGCATGACGGTTTCTTGATAAACCACGACGCCCAGCGTTTCTTTCAAATACGGCTCCAGAAGTGGATGCGGGTAGGCCACCGGCTCCATGCCTGTGCGCCTGCGGACCCATGTACCCGACCCGCCTGTGGCCATGGGACCGGGTCTGCCCAGCGCGGTGATGGCCACGATGTCATTCAGGCTTTCCACAAGAATCTGTTTTGCAAGATTTTGCAGAGCCACGCCATTGAACTGGAAGATGCCGGCGAAGTGCTGCCTGTTCAGGACATTGAAAGCGGCGGCATCATCACGCGGCAATTGCTCCAGCCATCTATGTATTGAGGCGGTTGGCTTGTTGAGCAATTCCAAGGTCCGTTCAAAGACGGACAGTTGCGTCAGTCCGAGGGCATCTATCTTTAGGAGATCAAGAGCAGCAGCGTCACGCTTGTCACACATCACGCTATTGTTGCGCGCATCAATGGCCACGTAGTTGATGACCGGCTCCTGTGTCAGCACGATGCCTGCGGCGTGACGGCTGGCGGTGTTCGGGTGGCCTTCCATTTTGGCTGCGATGACCACTTCCGGGGTATGCTGCAGCAGCGCACGACCAGCCTCCGTATCATTCAAGGTGTCTTCAATCTGCTGCATTGCTCTTGTGTCGCCGCTTGATCTAAGAATCAGGGAATCAGTCACCTTGTCAATGTACTGCTGTGGAATGTTTAGCGCGATGGCCACTTTTTTCAAAGCGCTCTTGGGTTCGTACATGGCCACAGTGCCAAGGCGGGCAACGCGGTCAGCACCGTATTTTTCCTTGGCGTAGTCAAACACCAGCTCTCTATTGGCATCGCTGAAGTCAATGTCAATGTCCGGCAGGTCCGTGCGCGTCAGGTCCACGAATCTTTCAAAGAGCAATCCGTATGGAATTGGGTCAACTGCCGTGATGCCCAATAGATAACATACGAGTGACCCGGCAGAGGAGCCGCGCGCTGGACCGACAATCATTCTTTCTTTTGCAAAGGCCACAAGGTCGGCCACGATGTAGAAGTAGTCCTCAAATTTCTTTTCCGCGATCATCTTTAGTTCGCGGTCCAGTCTTTCCGCATAGACTGAATCTGTGAGATCGCAGCCAAGCGTGGCAGCACCCTCCTCGCACATCTGGCGCAGGGTCTTGGGTTTCGGCGGCACCAGCAGACTGGCTTTTGTCAGAGTGGCGGTGCATCCGGACAATACTCGCTGGCGAGTGGCAATTGCCTCCTGTCCAACCTGTCCTATGAGCTCATTATCACTCAGGATATGCTGCGGGTAAGTCTGGGTATCGCCGCCCATGGTTATCCAAGTTTCTTTCCGCTTGACGTAGCGGGTCATGGCCACGCGATATAGATTTTTGTCCTCAGCGGTGGGGTAGGCGTTGCAGCTCGCGGCAATAGGGCGCAGGCCCTTGGCTCTGGCGGCGGCAAGCAGGCCCTTGGCAGTGGCAACGGTGAGGCCAAAATAATAGTTTGGATCATCAGATTGAACATGGTCAAGCAAGACGGCATGCCCGGAAATTTTGATGACGCCTTGCGCGGCATGTGCCTGCGCGTATGTCAGCAAGGGCCACTCGTTGCCGTCCGTGCCTGAATTGGCGGTGGCTAGGTTTATAAGCCTGTGCAGGTCCGTGAGGCTGTCAATGGCTAAAAACGTCCAGAAGTCCATGGGGACTTTCTTGCCCAAAGCGGGTGTGACGGGCAGCTCAACGCCATACACCGGACGCATGCCGTTTTGTTCACACAAGGCGCGCCAGCGTGTGAACCCGAAGGTGCTGCAGCGGTCAGCGATAGGGGCAGTGTCCCAGCCTATCGTTTTCAAACGGGAAATGACATCAGGCAGGTGCCCGACGGCGCTTTTGAAACTGTAGCCTGTGTGAATCATTTTGCACTCCGGAATGTGCCCCGGCCATTTGCGACCGGGGCTAGGGTTCCTCAGAGGGACTTTTCAACCGTGCATGCGTTACCTCCGACGTAGTTTGGACGGTTACAGCATATCCCTGTGCAGCAGTTGGGCGCAACAGCGCATCAATGCCTGTACGTCTTGCCGCGCCCGATGCGCGCCGACGATTGGTTCACCAAGCAGAAATTCATGCAATGCGGAAAGCGTCATGCGCTGGCCAGTCAGAAAAATTGTCTGTTCGGTGGTACAAATAAGCTTTGGCCATTTTATTGTCCTATTCAAACGACCAAATTCAATGTCCAGCATATCGTGGTCAAACGTCATGTTGTGACCGATGCAGCAGGTGGCGCTTTCAATCATCGTCTGTATGCGATCAGCGATGAAACCGAAGGGCGGTGCATCAGCCACCTTGGCTGCGTCAATGCCTGTGATGTCCGTGATCTGTTTCGGGATGCCCTTGGTCGGCTTCACCAGACTGTCAAATTCATCAATGACGGTTTCCGTGCGCAGATCAGCAAGACACATATAGATTTCAATCACCTCCGGCTGGCGCTCCTTCCTTTTCACGAGGTTGTCTATCAGCCCGGTGGTTTCGGTGTCAAGCAGTAGAGCGATCATCTATTTCTTTCTGCAGGGCTGCATAGACGATGGTGTCAATGGAGCTGTCCTGATGGCCACCGTTGTACCATTGCGCGGCGTAGCGCGTTTGCTTCACCTGTATCATCATGAAGGTGTATAGTCGCTGCCAGTCCTTCGGTGTCTGCATCGTCAGGCCACCGGGAAACATTGCAGCCATTACATTGCCCAGCCGCACGAAATTGTCCGCATATACATCATTGCGCTGTTCGTAGGTCTGCATTGCCGCCTTCAATGAGTCCGTAGTGTTCATTTCGGTATCCTCTTGATGTATTTGACATAGGCACCGGGCGTCAGTTTATAGATTCTGTATTCATACGTCCTGTCATTGAACGCTGTGTGATGCTGGGTCAGCGCGCGCTGCACGAGCTGCTGGTCGTCAAGATGGGCGGGGAAGTCATCATCACCAACATGGATGCCAACGTGCGCAACAAAAGTATCTATGCCGTGAATGTCATACGCCGGATGAAACATGCACCAGTGCAGGCCCAGCGTGTAACGAATGATTTCAAGCTGGATGCCGAAGTCTTCATTGAACTGCAGCTCGGCAACGTTGATGCCTTCCCATGGGACCAAGCCACCGTCGCGGGCGACGCTGACATTGGCTGTCACGGTGTCCTTTGCCCATGTGGCATTATGCAGACCAAACTGGCGCTTGACACGTTCGGCTTGTTCGTGGGTGGCGCAGTAGTATGCAATCTGGTCCATCTTCATCGTCGTCTCCTGTCATATGCGCGCTTGATTGCATCATATTGTCGCGGGGTTAGCCTGCCTGTACGCTCCCAGAAAGCATGAACGCTTTCTATAAATTCACGGAACCCGTCAGTTGCCGGGACCGTGTCAAACAGCACGGCAAACATTTTATCAATATTGTCAATGTCCGTATGTGCGGTGTACTGCCGTTGCTGCTGATCTTTGCCGTTGCAGAACTCTTCCCAATTCAAATTGTCCTCTGCCAGCATCGCATTGGCCATGCGCAAGGCGGTCAAGGCTTCACCATCCATATCAGATGTGGTCATCATCATCAATTTTATAAACCGCCCCTTGTTCATTGGCCGTATTCTATAATGCTGCCGTTCAGGTGCCTGTGGCGTGCCTTGGTGCTGAGCAGGAAGGCGATGAACTCCGCCACGGTGGCAGCCTCTATTCTGTCATTGATAGGGTCTAAGTCACGAAGTTGTTTCAGCCGCTTGTCCGTAGCCTGTGTCATGGGGGTGTCTTCCAGCCAGCCGGGACTTACGCCGAAGACAGTTATGTCGTGGGTGGCTTTCAGTTCACGAGCCATCTGGCGCGTCATCATTGCTGCGGCGGCTTTGGAAGCATTGTAGGGCAGACTGTAGCGCATAGGCTGAGTGGCCGCTGTACTTATAATGTTCAAGATTGTACCGCCGCGCATCATGTTAGCCAGATATTTTGTTGTCAACCAGATGCCGCGCGTATTGACCGAAAGCATGGCATCCCATTCCTCCGGTTGAATTTTGGTCAGGTAGTCAATGGGCAAGTTGACACCTGCGCAGTTCACGAGGACGTCAACATGCTTAAATATCTGCAGCGCAGCAGCATGGACACTTTCCGGCTTGCGCAGGTCAACGACCGGCAGTGACCAGTCGATGACTGTAAAATCATTCCTCAGGCTGTGAGCAATTGCCTTGCCCAAGCCGGAAGAAGCACCCGTGATGACTGCTATGAGCATTATTATCTCCGTGCCATCGGACGGAAAGTAGCATGAGATTTTGGACGGCTATTTTTCGCCCTCATTTTGTCCCACTCAGCCATGTTAGCTGGTAAATCACCAAACACTGTTGGGCTGTCTTTTTCGTTAAGCAAAAACTTTTCCAATTTCATAAAAGTATTGAAGGCTTCTTCAAGTTTTTTATCGCTGATGGATTTGCGGCTATCAGGGTGCAAGGCACGTCTAATAACGTTGAATGTTTCTTTGTCCATCCAAGCTTTGCGTCGTGCATAAATTGCCTTGGCTTCAGCAATCTGTGCCTTCCAATGCGGCAATACCAGATCATCAATACGTTGTTTAATTTCTTCGCGAACACGACGCTCAAATTCAGCCTCGAGTGTGCGTGTCCGTTGCCGTAATGCTGCAGCTAATTTTTCCTGTGCCGACATTGAAAGATTGGCATTGGTTATTTCTGGCTCTGCTCTTGCTTCGCGCCTAATTTTTTCATGTTCTAAAATCTGATGAACATTGCGCGCAACCAGCCCGACTTCAGAAGCAATGACATTTGGTTTAACACCAGCATCGGCAAGAGTAATGATTCGCTCATTACGAGCTTTGCGTTGCGCTGCAGTGCCTTTGCTCTTTTTCTTTTTCGGAGCAACGGTTTCTGACACAACACGTTTTACATCAGCGCGTGTTGGTTCTTCACCATCTTCAAGCTGCTTGTCAAGCATTTTACGCACCACACCGGGTTTCTGTTTTTCTGCGTCACGCACCTTGCGCGCCTGATGCACTTCCTTGCTAGTCAGGCCAATGTTGGTGAGTGTTGAAGCAAGATTCTGATTGGGAATCTTGCTTGTATGATCGCCACCATGCCCCTGTACTTCCCCACGCTCCTGCGCAGCGTCGTATTCATCGGCCAAGCGGCATTGCGCTCGTGTTTCAATTATAAGGGCATCGGCCTGTGTTTTGCGGATTGTTTCAATAATCTTGTCATGTGCATCTTTTGCTTTAACAAGGCGGGCGGCAATTTTTGCGGTATCATAAGCAACACCAGCAGCCGTTTTTGCTTCAAGCACTTCACCGGCATTGGTCGCTCTGGACAAAGCCGCTGCAGCGCGCTCTATAAGGCGCGGAAGTTTTTCGATTTCATTTGGCATTTAATTTTCCTTTGCGGTACACCATGCCCGCGTATTGTGAAAAATAAAAGTCTGGGCAGGTTGCCCCGCCCAGACTCCAGGCAGGACGGCTTAGATCAATCGCCGTTGTTTTCGCTAGGGACAACCTCTCCGCCAATCATATTGCGGCGTTGTTTGCGTGATGCCTTGTATCGACGTAACACGACTTGCAGCGCCAAGTTTATGACGGCGAGTTTTTCCTCGGCAACTTCAGTGCTACCAATTTCTATCGCCTTCTTCTGAATCATTTCGCATGCTTTGCAGTTATCAAACGAAAGTGATCCAGTGACTGCATGTTGATCGTAAGTCGCACGAAGCAACTTGCGGTATTCTTCTTCTTCTACCAGCACACGATGGATATCTTCGACAAGATCATTGAGTGTGCGCTCGGCTTTAACGTGCCGAGTCCAATCATCAATGTCGGCTGGGAGTGGTGGCGCAACTTGCAAGCTTTGTCTTGCTGTCATAAAAACAACTCCTTCTGCAGGACTCTTTGCCCGCGTTTGATTTACAACGATTTATTTGTTTCATAATTTGTTTCAGATTGCAAGCCTACACCACGTTCTCGGTTGGTTGTGGCTTGATCAGCGGTTTGCCCTGCGCGAAGCTGGTCAACATGGTCTTGAGTTCTTCCAGCCCGCAGGCATGGGCGTCAACGCTTTGCTGCAGCATCACGTTAAGCGTCGGGCGCTGCGTGGTGAAGGCAAAAATCCTGTACCAGTGCTGTTGCAGATTATATCGCCTGATGGCGTAGGCGAAGCCCATTTCCCAATAGGTGCCGGTGTCGTGGTCGTCCAACAGAGCGAGCACAGCGTCAGCGTTGGCGACGTGGACGCAATTTGTCTTGAAAATCTTGGGTGCCTGCGCGATGCGCTCTGCAGGCGTCATGCTTTGCAGGATGCCGTCGCTGCGCGGACTATAATAGACCAAGCCGACTTCATGGATGAGCTTTTCCACTTCCTCCACGATGGCAAGCTGCTTGTGACTGAAGAACGGAGCAGCAATATAAATCTGTTTAACACGTATCGGCATCATGTCAGTTCCTTCTGCTAGAAAAGTGGTCGAAACATTTGCGCCTCGACCACAAGTTGTCGTTATTGACGATGTGAAATCACATCATCAAGAGATTCAACGCCTACACCAAGAATTTCTGCTTGAGTGCTGGCCTTCTTGCCAAAGTGCATCTCTCTTACACGATCAAGAACTGCACTTTCATGCACACATCTCTTGTCCTCAAGACTCCCATTGGAAAGCCTGAAGTGACTTATTGGGTCTCCTTTTGTCACAATTGCTGCGCCTTCAGATAAAGCGACGCGTTTTATACGAGCAAGAAGTTGCCGTAGTCTTATTTTGTCTTTGTGACTTATTTTGCCTCCTAATGGTTCACCTCCAGTTATAAACCTAAGAAGGTTTCTGTAGTCCAGCCATTTGTCAGGATTTTCCCCAGCTATCAACTGTATCCATTCAAATGCCTTTTTTTCACAGGTTAAGAATGGATGAGATAAAACATGCTGACGAGATCCGTCTGGCATCGTTGAGGTGATTATTGTTGCACTTGATGCAACAGCCCTACCTCTGGGCCTCGTTTCTTCTGACACGGTCATTTTAATCTCCTTTCCGTAGTCAAAAGGATTGGCGATTATCCGTAAACGTCATTTAGACGACCACGGACTTCATTGAGACGCGTCATAGCGTCTCTGCTGCCCCCCATTCGATCGGGGTGCAGTTCTTGTGCAAGAACTCTGTATCCAATTTGGATAAGTTTCCTTGCTAACTCCTGCTTGCGCCTTTGTTCTGTTGCTCGATCTTCTGCTGCTCGTGATTGCTGTTCGCGTGCAATGCGTACAGCATCGTCAACTGGTGCGGTCCATTCACGACGAGCCATCAAATGAGATGCTGCTGGTGCTCCTTGACCGACCTGACTTGCTCCGGTTGCCGCCCTTAAAGAAGGAGATGTTCTCGCGAGAACATTTTCACCATTTCTACGTGTGCTGGTAATTCTTGCAACTCTTCTCTGCTCTTGAAAAGCCACCATATATCTTCTACATTGGCTATATGATTTTTGAGTTACCCTTTCACAATAATCTACGAAAGTTTCTCTACCATCTATTCTTACTCCGGGTTTCGCCTCTATCAACATGCCACCAGCTCTGCGATAGTGCGGCATGCCAGCTTCCTCAGCAGCAATGTCACCAAATTCAATTTGCGCTTTGATCAGCGGTGCCAATTCTTGCGGTGTGCGGACAACTGCGGTTGCAGTCGGCATCATGTCAATTCCTTCTGCCAGAGTTTGCCGCCGCGTGACCATGCTTCCTTCTGCATCTTCTTCAAGAAAGGCGTCTTATCGACGGAGTACAGATTGCAGTAGCGCGGGCATGGTGTGCCGGGGTCATTCCCCTGCAGACGCGCTTCAACGTCCACCTTGTAAGGGCAGTTGCCGTCCGCGCACGGCAGCACACCGGCTGTAAACAATCTTGTCAGATGTTGCCACAGATCAGCCTGCGCTATCCAGCAGGCGCGTTTGCCCATGATGGACTGCCATACGTCCTTGCGTGCGGTGATGCACATGCTGATGGGGACATTTAACTGCAGCGTAGACAATTCCTCAGATGTCATCATGTCCAGCAGATTGTCCACAAACTGCAGCTCCCGATGCCTGACGATTTGCGCACGCAGCCCCAGCGGGGCGATTATTGCAACCTTCTGGAAGTGCGTGTCGTCATGCAGGGCATTGCCGTCAATGACGATCGGCTCTTCATTCAAATACTTGGCCAGTTTGGTGCCTTCCAGTAATACGCGAGTTATGTCTGGACCAAGCATATTGGTCAAAGTATCCGTCAAGCAAAGCGCTACCGCGTTACAGCGCCCGGTTAATTCCAGATTTATGAAAGTCTGCTGGGAAAGATATTTGAAATAGTGAATGAGCTTGGCTATGTCACGGACGTGCAGGCGCGCCGTCCAACTGGTGTGCGCGACAACCGGCAGCAGCAAGCGCCATTGGTCTTGGTGTACGCCTTGCCCGCGCAGGCGCAGCATATCGTCACGGTACTGGTCGTGCATTGCGGACAAGAATTCATCCGGCACGGTGAACAATGTAGGGTCATCAACCCTTGACGTGCGCGCCCAGACGGTGTGATTTCTCAGGGAGCAGAAGATTTCTCTTTCCAAGATAGTGAAGTCAATAAAATGCAGGAGGGCCGATGGCATCTCGATGACCGGCGCATCCACAGCCATTATTTCTTCCGGGTCATAGTCCATGGCAATGTCACGGCTGAACCGCCATGCCTTCACGGCATCGCTGGCCAGCGCGCG